TTTAAAGAATGAAAATAATACTAACCATAGAAGAAGATGAGTTCGGAGATTTGAATTCTGAATTAGTAGCTAAAGATATAGGGATATTAGAGGCGCTAGAAATAATAAGAGATGCTCAAGAAGAGCTATATTTAAGTAGAATAAATTTAAACTAAAAAACATGAGTACAGAAGTAAAAGGAACGATTAAATCAATTCAAAAAACGCAAGTAATAAGTGAGAAATTCCAAAAAAGAGAATTTGTATTAACTACAGAGGATAAATACCCTCAAGACGTATTATTCCAATTGTCACAGGATAACTGTGATTTAGTAGATATTTTTAAAGAAGGGGATAAAGTAATACTAGCCTATAATCTAAGAGGTATAGAATGGGTAAGCCCAAAGGGCGAAACAAAATGGTTCAATACCCTAGAAGTATGGAAAATGAACTATCAAGACGAAACAATGAAGCCTGTGGCAAAAGAAGAAGTACAAGAAGTAAAAGAAACAGATATACTACCTTTTTAAACATGGATATAATTTACTTCCAACCACACGGAATAAAACCAGAATATTGTGAATCTGGAATAATACACGAATCAGATAAAGATTACATATGGTATTTAAACGAGCCTTGTAAAGTATTGATAAGCGAGGTTACAATAATACCAAAAGATAAAGTCTATTATGATAAAAAAAATAGGTGTAATAAAGTAATAAAATAAATTACTATATTTGTGAGAGGGTAGTCGGCTTAACGTAGCGTTGCCCTTTTTCTAATTTAATCTACATGACAAATATTATAATCAGTCTTTTCATTGCTTTCATAATTCACCAAGAATTAAACTTTGGATACTATGTTAGAAAGTGGACAGGCACAAGAATAAGTAAACCAATTAAAGTACTAGACTGTTTTCCATGTTTTAGTTTTTGGATAGCAGCAATAATAAGTTTATACACTCAAGACTACCTAACACCATTGGCAGTTTTTTTAATAATAAAATTCTATGATAATAAGTAAACAAGCATACGAAAGTTTTTTAAAAGTAAAAGACTTAATCAAAAAGCCACAATTAAAATACAGTAATGAACAATTTTTATTACTTTCAGAGGTATATGCAGAGATAACAAAGAAGCCTTTAACTAAGGGATGTGCTGGTTGCCTTGAAACAGGTTTGAAGATTTTAAACAATTGGATGAATCTATTTGAAGAAGCTACTAGACTAGCGTATGAGACTCAGGAAGTGATTAAGAAAGTAAGGAACCCAAGAAAACCAAAAGCATAAAGCAATGGCTAAACATAAATACATAGAGACTCCAGAAAAATTATGGGAGTTATTTGAAAGTTATGTTTTACATGAGAAACAAAATCCTATGTATAAACAGGAATATGTAGGTAAAGATGGAAGGACTGAATTAACACCACTAGAGACTCCGATAACATTTGAAGGGTTTGAATGCTACCTAGAAGATAAAGGAATTATAAACGATTTAGGAGACTATGCTAAGAATAAAGATGAAAGATATTCTGAATATGCCCCTATCATTACACGTATAAAGAGAAATTGTTTTGTCCATAACTTTAGAGGTGCCTCCGTTGGTTTGTTTAACGCTAATATCATAGCTAAGAAATTAGGACTATCTGAGAAAGTAGAAACACAACAAACGATTGTGCAAAGATTCGATTTCAATGGCAACGATTAAAGGATATACACCACACGCAAAACAAAAAGAAATACATAACTCTATAATCAACGAGGGTTATAAATATTATATCCTAAATATAGGGCGCCAATTTGGTAAAACAATGTTAGGTATAAACCAAATGTTATATTGGGCTATCAATCACAAAGGGTGTAATATAGCATGGGTAACTCCTATCTACAAACAATCAAAGAAAGTATTTGATGAAATGGAAAAGGTCACTAAATCAAGTGGCCTATTCGAGTATAATAGAAGTGACTTAACGATAAGCGGGTTTAATTCTCAGATTCAATTTTTCTCTGGTGAACGTCCCGACAATATTCGAGGTAATACGTTTGATTATCTTATAGTGGATGAGATGGCTTTTACACGCCCTGAGTTGTGGAGTGAGGTATTAAGTGCAACGGTCCTTGTTAAGGGTAAGAAAGTAATTTTTATATCAACACCAAAAGGTAAGAACCACTTTTATCAATTAAGTTTACAACCTAACTACGATAATCGATATAAATACTTTCATTATTCGAGTTACGACAATCCAATGATTGATGCGGAGGACTTAGAAGAAAGGAAAAGAAGTTTACCTAAACATATCTTTGAACAGGAATATTTAGCGAAGTTTATTGACAATGCTAGTGGACTATTTAAAAACGTAGATAGTTGCGTAATAAAGCCCGCTGAACGTACTCAAAAACTATTTGGAGGTTTAGATATAGGACGAGCAGACGATTACACTGTACTAACAATTTTAAACAAGAACTACCAAATGGTATACGTTCAAAGGTGGCGCCAACAGGAGTGGTCAAAGATAATTGATGAGGTTGCGACAAAGATAAGAGAATACAATGCTGAGATATTTGTGGAGGTTAATAACCAAGGGGATGTGTTCTTTGAGATGTTACAGAATAAAGTATACAACAACGTACAGCCTTATGTAACCACAACCGCAACTAAACCTATAATGATTGAAGATTTAGCAGTACACTTTGAGAATAAAGATATAGGTATACTAAACGAAAATTGGCTAGTAGATGAATTAAATGCATTTACTTATATTTACAACGAGAAAACAAGGCGTGTTCAATACGGCGCACCACAAGGTGTACACGATGATGGTGTGATGTCGTTGGCTCTAGCAGTACAATCAATAAAGAAAAATCAATATGGCTATTTTGAAGTATATTAACATTAAGGCACCGAAAACATTAAACGATTTAAGAATTAAACATCTTAAAGCTTTGACAAATGAGAAGTATCAAAAGGCAATGGATTTAGGTACGATCATTGAGTTTATCTGTTTAATTACAGGAGCTAAAAGAAACGATTTAAACAAGGTTAACATCTCTGAGTTACGTAAGATTCACGAACACTGCATAAGCCTCTTTAAAGACTTTCAATTAACTAAACCAAAAGACGAGATTACAATCTTAAACAAAGAATATGTACTTGTCGATCCTTCAAAGGTTGGTATTGGTTGGCATATTGATATAAGTAACTCAGATTTACAAAACGATCCAAGTAGATTAGCTAGTTTAATGTATATCGAAAAGGGAACTACATACGGGGAACTTGATGAGAATTTAAACATGAAGTATTCAAATCAAGAACGAGCGAAACTCTTTGAAGAAAACCTACCACTTCCCGACTATCTTAACTTAGTTAGTTTTTTTTTGCGACAATCAATCGAATTAATGAGCAGTTATACGGAAAACAAGAAAATAAGGATAAACCTGATAAGGGCAGTGAGAGGTTTGTTTGGGAAAAACTAATCCACTATCTAAGTAAGGAATATAATCAAACTTGGGAGCAAATCGTTAAATGGAATATATTTACCTTCAATCATAGGTTAAAATTTATTAACTTTACAAAACAAGAAGAAATAAAGACCATACAACGTGAGCGAAGGTGATATAGCAAAAGGTTTAGACTTTGGTAGAGCTGAAGATATTTTAAAGAATACTTCCGATAGTCCTATGACTAATCTATTGCTACAACTCACAAATGAGTTAATAGCAGACTGGCGAAAGCAATTACAAGTACCTAATTCAAAAGGTCACAAACCATACGCAACGGGAGACTTAACTCAATCTTTTCAACCATTAAAACTTTCAGAAAGCGAGATAGCAACTACAGCTTCACCACATTGGAAGTATATTAACTACGGTGTAAATGGTATTAAGGTAAATAGAGGTGCTCCTAAACACGGTTCAGCACCAAGGGGTAACTTATCATTTTACGATGCTATTTATAAATGGATAGGAGATAAAGGAATTGTACCTGAGGAGGGAATGACACGTGAACAATTAGCAGGAATGATAGTTAACAGCGTACGTATGAAAGGTATTGAAGCTACTCACTTCTTTGATAAGGTATTAACCGAGCAACGAGTAGATGAGATGAGTCAACGAGTTAGCGACCTAGTAGGTGCAGCAATAAGAATAGTAATTAAAAAACCTAAATAAATGGCAGTAACAGTCACACAAAGACCTGAACAATACACACCTAGCGACAACCCTATTGTGTACGCTTTCAGACAACCATTAACAGTAAGTGGTAACACAAAGTATAACGTTTCATTTATCGTATATGCTTATATAAATGACGGCTTAATTGCAACCTTTGAGATATTCCCAGAAATATTATCTACTTATCACTTTGGGAAGATTGACTTAAGTACAAAGGTGAAATCATATATACCAAATCACCCTATAAGTGGTGTGGGAAGTAATCCGATTTACAATCCTGGCAATTGTGTAGCAGTTTCAGTTGTTGTTTACGAAAAGTATTCTTTAAATATCAACGACACGCCTACAATAGATACAGGAAGTAGTGTTTTAGATTCTTATTCCTATGTATTTAAAGGCTCTTTAAACCGTAACGAGTTTATTAACTGGGATTACACAGCTTATGTAAAAGGTGTGACAACAATGGAATTTCTGACAAGTAAAGAGATTACCACAAATCAATATAATGAAAATCTAAAAAAAGGAGATACAACGATATTAAGCTGGTTTGAGGGTAATGTTTATGGTGTAACTCCTACTGATTACAATGTTAATTATGAATATATTTTACCAAGCGGAAACGTTACCGTTTTAAAGAACGTAACAGGAGCATCGCAGGGATTAGTTGGAGCTTTAAGGTTTAACTTAGCAGAAGAATTATCGTTGGGGAATATATCTGCTGGTACCTATTCAGATTGTACTGGTGTTGAGATTAGATTATTATCTGCATTCCCAGATTTCGATCCTATTTCAAGTCTGTACAAAATAACTTTCGCAAATGAATGTTTTGACAAAGGTGCTAATTTACTTTGGTTAAATAAATTTGGATCTTATGACAATTACAGGTTCACCTACAACTCACGTATCTCAGCTAAAATAGAAAGTAAATCATTTAGTAAAATGCAAGGAGGTTGGAATGGTAATACTTATGTATCTACCGACAATACTTCTGGAAAGATTGATTATCTTAAAACTATCACGAAACAATTAGAACTTTCTTCAGATTGGTTAACGGAAGATGAACAAGCTTATGTAGTTAATGTATATGAAAGCCCTTTGATTTATTTAAATGACTTCTTAGAAGTTGAAAATGTTACTATAACAAATTCATCGTATCAATTGAAACAAAGTGAGCATGATGAGTTATTTAATGAAGTTATTAACATTGAATTTTCAAACTATAAATCAATTTCGTTATGAATAGTAAACTTGTTGTTAATGGTTATGAGTTAGAATTGTCTGAAAACATTGCAGTACCTTTAAATCTTTCAATTACCGATATTAAAGAACCTGAGAAGCGTAAACGTTCGTTCTCCAAAACTATAACCTTAGAAGGTACTTCAAACAATATGAACTTCTTTATTGGTGCCTACGCTTTAGAGTTGAGATTAGTGGACAGTACAAACATACAATTTACACCTAACCTTAGATACGATTGCGAATTCTTTAAGAACGACTTACTGATATTCAAAGGTAAATTCAAATTAAACGATGTTAGGATAGTAAACGGCGGTTATACGTTCGATTGCAACCTAATAAGCGAAGCAGTTGATATATTTGCGAAATTAAAAGATAAGAAACTAAATGAGTTGAATTGGTCGGAGTACGATCATGAATTATATCCTATAAACATAACTAGGTCATGGTCATCTCAAGTTTACGTGAATAATGTATTAACGAGAAACTTTGGAGCTGATTCATTAGGCTACCAACCTAAATCATTTGGATACATTTATCCGCTTGTTGATTATGGTTATAACAAGCCTGCGAATAATTCTAGTGGCTCGTTTAGAGCTAATCAATTATATCCTTTCATTTACGTAAAAGAAGCTGTTAAAAAGTGTTTAAACTACGCTTTACAAGGAACAAACATTGAAGTAGATTATACTACTACTTTCTTTGAAAATGCTAACATGAATAAATTGATTTATGGTTTTGGTGGTGGTGAACAAATAAAGTTGAATGCAGATCAAATAAATAGTTTAAAAGTATTAGTTGATGATATAAACTACAGCAACAATAGGATTGCTAATTCAAATGGTAGTGGTTGTTATTATTATAGATATGAGTCTAAAATTTTAAATCCTAGCATTACTAGTACTGGCGTAATTACTCAAAACTTAAATAAAATAGAGAAAGGTTCTTATGGTTTTTATTACATTAAAATAAATCAAAAAGGTTTGTATAAATTAGATGTTAGTATTGATGTAACTACAACATGCGCTACTTCTGATACTAATATAAATCAGCCTAGTGGAATATCTATACAAGTTTATAACGATAAAAATTGGAACCAAAAAACTGAGTTTTTTCCTGTAATGGCAAATGATAGTAAAAGTTTAGATTTTTCTTTAAATATAGATGCGCAAGCAGGTAGTTATTACCAAATAAATATAGTTACAGCAATTAATACAATTGCACAAACAACTGTAAATATAGATTTCACAGATATAGACGTATCTTTAACAGCAGACGCTAGTAATGTTTTAACAGATGGCTCTATTGTTAGGCTTAACTCTTCTATCCCAGATATTAAATGCTCAGACTTCTTAAAGGGGATTTTAAATCTTTTTTATGCTTATATGTCTGATCCTATTTACAACCCTACAACTAACAAATCCACAATATACATTGATTCATTCGTTAATTTTTACGAAAACCAAAGTAACTACGATAATTGGACTAGTTTAGTCGATAATTCAAAAGATATAACTATACAATCAAACTCACTTGTAGAAGGTAATATTTATGCTTATAAATTTTCAGAAGAAAAGGACAGGTTTAACAACGAGTATAAGCTTATTACGGGATCAAACTACGGAGAAAAACAGATTAACATTGATACATGGTTAAATGGTGAGGTAAAGTTTGAATTACCTTTTGCTACATATCCAACTGTTAAACCAGAGGGTAAAAACTTTGTTTATCCTATTGTAATAAATGAAGAAAGTAAGCCTTATAAAGGTAAAGGAATGCTATGCTTTTACAACGGATTGAGGCAGGCGGACGTAAACATTTACAATTGTGCTAACGATACTAATTTATTAAAAAACTTTTATCCGTTCACTCATCACATAAGATTCCAAGATAATCAAAACAATATACCTTTATTTGATTTACATTTTAGTCCTAGACAATTTGCTTTTGATAGTATCTATGTAGTACCTAACTTAAACACATTTGAAGTGTATCACAAGAAATTCCTAAACGAAATAACGTCTATTGATTCTAAATTAGTAACTTTATACCTCAAGTTAACCTACAAAGATATTAACGAATTGGATTTTGCTAAACTAAAAATGATTGACGGTGTACTTTACCGATTAAACACTATTAAGGATTTTGATTCAGACGCTTATGGAACTACCGAAGTTGAACTAATTAAATTTTTAGGATAATGGCAATCGTTAATGTAAAGCAATACGATGATTATATTTTACAATATTGGGACGTTAGCGTTACAGATGTTTGGTATAATGGAAGTTATATAGAAATAAATGCAACCGATACCACAACAGGTGAATTCAACACGCAATTAATTATTGAGGCACAAGGTTCTGGAACGTATGCAGCGAGTATATGCGACAACGCAACCGATGGAGGTAAAACAGATTGGTATTTACCTAGTATAGATGAATTAGTGGCTTTGTTTGATTCTGGTGTAACTATGTCAAATATAGCCTGGAGTTCTACTGAAGTGGACGGCGTTGATATTAATGTTGTAGATTTAGACACTGGCAATGTATTACTACTAGATAAAAGTTCAACGGCTTTGATTTTTAAGGTACGTAAAGAATACACAACAAGCTACGTAACTATTGAAAGAATGAACCTACAATCTATTCAAGCGGATATCTTAAGAGGTGGCGAAAACAATGCGGACGAGGACGTTTATAAAATGTTAGGAGGTGTTTATGGAATATCTAAAAATTCAAATATATTAAGCAATGAGTGATGAAACTAGAAGAATAATCATTAAGAAAGGGGCTGGAGTGCCTACTATTCCAACGTCTAACGACCATAGAGACGGCAGTTGGTTAGCAACGGATATTTATATTGGTGAGTTTTACATGAATACAACAACAGGGAGTATTTATACAAGAACTACAAGTGGTATAGAAGAAATTATTTACGATGTAGCAAACTTTGAAATATTAGCAAATAAAGCAACTGATTTCTCTGTAATAAATAACACAAAGTATCCAACAACTCAAGCTGTAGAAAATCAAATTGATGCTAAATTAGTAGCTGAAAATTATTGGACTGTTAAGAGTGACGAAATTGCACGTGGATATAGAGCACAACACAACTCAACAACGGTATTATCTGAGAATATCGCAACTGGTACACTCTTAGGAACAGCAGTAGCCGTATCTGTATCAACTGCATCTATACAAGAGAAGAAAACAAGATTAAGAATTAGAGTTTCGACACCTGCATTAAATGGTATTTGTGGTTATAGATCAACTTCAGCTTTTAATTTTATTAATACAGGTTTTAAAATGTGTGTCGCATTTGGTGTATCTGATACAGGGTTTAATACAGGTGCACGCCAATTTTACGGAATGACCGCTTCAACAGCTTCTCTAGGATTATCTTCTACTGTTACTGTTGAAAGTTTATTAAATATTATCGGTATTGGCTCAGATGCAGCGGATACTAATTTACAAATATTTCATAATGATGGAAGTGGTACAGCCACAAAAATAGATTTAGGTTCTTCCTTTCCTGCGAATAGAACTTCTGGAGATGTAGCGACTGATTTTTTTGTGTTTGAACTATATAACCCATTTAACTCAAACACTGTGTATTATAAAGTGGCTTCATTGGAAAACAATGTAATAGTTGAAGGTTCTATAACAACTAATTTACCAAGTGATACAACGCCTATAACTATGCAAGCCTGCAGAACGTCTGGAAGTTCATCGAATGCATGTTCATTTGATATTAGTCAATTAACTTTAAATTGTTTGTCATGATAGAAGTAATACAAGAAGTAAGAGGTGCTTACACTTATGTAGAAAGTGTTTATTCTAATATTATTAGAGTAGGTAATGAAGTTTTAAATGCTGATGTTTCAGCAGAAATTACAAACCAGGAAACAATTATTAACGATTATATAGCTTCATTATAATGGCACAAGAAGAAATAATTTTTAAGGTAGGAGTTGATACGGGTGATAGTGTGCAAGAGGTTAATGAAGTAGGTAATGCATTTGACAATGTAAATAAAAAAGTTGTTTTAAGTGGTCGTTCACTTGCTGAGTTACAAGAGGAATTCAAGAAAGTAACTAACGAACTTAAAGCACTAAATCCAAATTCAAAAGAATTTGGTGAACTTGCTGAAAAAGCAAAGGCTTTAAAGACCGAAATGAAAGCAGTTGGTAATTCACTAAATGATACAACCGACCATACTAAAAAATCATTCGTTGGGTTAAGACAGGAATTAAAACAACTTACTGTACAACTTCAAAACCTAGATCCCGCTAGTAAAGAGTTTGAAAACGTTGCGAGACGTGCTGGTCAAATCAAAGAACAAATGCGAGGGGTTGCCGATGCCATCAATGATGCCGACCCTGAAAAGTTTGGAGGTAAATTCCAACGTACAGCAGAGGGAATTGCTGGGGCTTTCTCAGCCGTAACAGGCGCACAAGCTTTGTTTGGTCAACAATCGGAGGAAATAGAAAAGCAAATGTTGAAAGTTCAAGGTGCTATAGCTTTAACTCAAGGTATTAGTGCAATGAAAGAGTTGAAAAACGATGCTTTAGACTTCGCTACTTCGATTAAAACAAAGTTAGTAGGTGCTTTCACGTCGTTAACAGCTGCAGAATTAACAAATGCACAAGCGACAGGCACAATGACAACACTACAAAAGGTATATACATTTGTTGTAGGTGCTTCAACAGGGGCTATGAAAGCATTCAGAATTGCTTTAGCAGCTACGGGAATAGGTGCGGTTGTTGTATTGTTAGGATTAGCTGCAGACGCTATGGGGTTCTTTGGTAAAACTACAGATGAAACAGCAGAGAAAGTAAAGAAACTAAAGGAAAGACAACAGGCGTATAAAGACCAATTACAGGCTGAGTTAGATTTATTAACTAAATTAAGGGCAGAACGTAAAGACGGCACGACTCAATTAGAGAATAATATTCGTGTAATGAAAGCAAAAGGGGCTTCGGATAAAGAAGTTTACGAGGCTGAAAGGTCTTTGATTAAAAAACAACTTGACGAGTTAGCATTCGCTTTAGGTTATAAAGGAAGTTTGAATTTAGAAGAAAGAAATAAGAAAAGACAATTGTTAACCGACTTACAAGTGTTAGATGCTGAATACAATCGTAAAACAAAAGAAGAAACTGAAAAAGCAAATGAAGAAGCGTCAAGGAAAGCAAAAGAACGTAAAGACAAAAACAAACAACTAGCAGAACAGGAAGCACAAGAACGACTTGCATTACAAAGGAAAATTGAAGATTTAACAGTAGCTAATATTGACGACGCTAACACTAGGGATATCATGTCATTGAAATTAAAACATGATAGGGAACTTGAAGAAATGCAGAAACAATACGGCAAGAAAAAAGAATTTGCAGAACTTGAAAAACAATTGTTAATACAACAAGAAACTGAAAAAACAGCATTGTTAGATGAGCAAAAGAAAGCAAAAGACGAAAAGGCAAAAGCAGAAATAGAGAAAGCTAACAACGATGCAAAAGCATTACTAGAAGCTGATATCATTAGAGCTGAAGAAGATTTCAACCTTAAACAACAAAAAAGAATTGAGTTAGAAAATTTAGACTTTGCACAACAGATGGCAAACAGTGAATTAACTAACGGTGAAAGGGAATTGTTAAAAGCACAACACGAAGCCAATTTAGTAGGTATAGCCAAAGATAGTGCTGATAGGCAAAAACAAATTGACGAGGCTACTAAGCAAAGTAAAATAGAGTTAATGAATGCAGTCGGTTCGATATTTGGTGAACTTGCTGGCTTATCAAAGCAAGCTTCTGGAGTTCAAAAGGCTTTTGCTATTACACAAGTTGCAATTGATACGGCAACGGCTTTAAGTGGTTTGACTTCTATTTCATTTAGTCCAACGAATGGAGATAATATTATTAACCCACTAGGACCATACATTAAACTTGCGACGGGTACAGCAAAAATTATTTCTAACATGGCACGTGTTAAATCTATTCTAGGTAGTGGAGTTTCAGTTGCACCACCAACAACAGGAGGAGGACCAAATGCAAATCTAGGAATTGGAGCAAACCAACAAGGCACACAGCAAACAGTACAAGCGCAAAGTACTTACAAAGTTGTAGTAGTAGATTCAGATATTACGAAAATGCAAGACAAAACAAAAAAAGTTAATGCAATAAGTACTATTTAACATAATATTATTATATTTACAAAAACGTTCTTTTAATATGTTACCTTTTTACGAATTGGTTATAGATGAGTCTGATAATACTGGTGTTGATTTTAACGCCTTTGTATTGAGACCTGCTCACGGAAAACCTTATTTTGCATTCAACAAAGAGCAAAAGATTCAGTATTTCTTTAATGAAGAAAAAAGAATAGTTACGGGTGTAATGATGAGTGCTAATACTCCGATATACCGAAGTAATCCTGATCGATTCTTC